CTCTTAACGCAACAGCACAGGCTAACTCAGCAACAGGTTTGCTAAGTTATGTATCAAGTGCAGCGGCAGCAGTTTATTCTGCTTCACTTGGTTTTGCTCGCAACATGGTTGTCACACCAGAGCAGTGGGCTAACATCATGTCATACAATGATGCTGGTCGACCAATTTACATCGCTGCAAATCCTCAAAATAATGCAGGAGCACTTTCACCAACAAGCCTGCGCGGTAATGTTGCAGGTCTTGATCTTCGTGTATCTCGTTACATGAAGGGTTCTGGTGGAGTAGGAACAGCAGATTATTCAATGGCTGTTATTAACCCAGATGCTTACACATGGTACGAGGGTGCTCGTCAGCAGCTTCGTACTAATGTTAACTCAGACGGAACTGTAGACATTCTACTATTCGGTCAGGGAGCACTTGCTACAAAGCTTGCAGCAGGCGCAAACTGGTTTAACCTAACCTGATAACTAGGTAACTAAGTCGCTCTGGGGAGTAGTAGCCCTCTACTCCCCAGAGTCTTTAGAAAGGAAACAAGATGGCTCTCACGACAGTAAGTGAATTACGCTCCACACTTGGAGTCGGCACCCTGTACACAGATGCCGTTTTGCAGGAAGTATGCGATGCGGCGGATGCCGTTCTAGTCCCAATGTTATGGGCTCCAAAATGGTTCACAGTTGCACACGAAAACACAGTAGGATCAGGCACTCTATATTTTAATGACAATGTTCGCGAGACTTTTTATGTAGGTCAAAGCGTCACGATTGCTAACTCAGGCAGTTCATATAACGGCACTAAAACAATTACAGCCGTTAATGGTTTTTCAATTAGCGTGAATACTAATCACACTACTGCTCAGGGTTATCATCCGATTTATCCTTACGGATCTGTATCGATTACGAATTACACAGACTGGACAACCGATATGGCAGTCCAGCAAGCAGCTCTTATGATATCTGTTGAAATCTGGCAAGCGCGTACTGCAACCCTTTCAGGTAGTAACGCTGTCGATTTCCAGCCAAGCCCTTACCGAATGAGCGCACAGCTTCTCGCTAAGGTGCGAGGATTGATCGCTCACGCACTTGATCCGCGTTCGATGGTGGGCTGATGCCTGTTGCCGTCACTACTCTTAGAACCACTTTAGCAACTGCTCTAGTAGATAATGCCAAGTGGCAGACTTTTGCCTTTCCACCTGCAACAGTCCTTGCTAACTCTGTGATCGTGTCTCCAGATGATCCTTATCTGACACCGAGCAACAATCAGCACATCACAATCAGCCCTATGGCTAACTTTAAGATTATTATGACTGTGCCTTTATTTGATAATGAAGGCAATCTTAACGGCATTGAGGATGTTATCTGCGGCGTGTTCGCTAAGCTCGCAGCATCATCTTTGACCTATAATGTAAGCGCAATCAGCGCACCAAGTATTCTCAATGTTGCAAGCGGGGAACTGCTCAGCTGCGAGATGTCCGTATCAATCCTAACGAGCTGGAGCTAAAATGTCCGAGTGGGAAAAAGAAAACGAAGCCTTCCTGATCAAAATCGGGCAGGTAGCACCAACAGCACCAAAGCCAGTAACTACTAAGAAGGACGAGGAATAATCTCATGGCTGTATTTCTAAATAACAATGTAGGTGTGAAGATTAACTCAGTCGATCTTTCAGACCATGTCACAGCAGTAACAATTAACCGCACATTTGATGAGCTTGAGGTAAGTGCCATGGGTGATACCTCTCACAAATTTGTAAAAGGTTTGGAATCTTCTACTGTAACTATCGACTTTTTGAATGACACAGCAGCAACAAATGTATTGGCAACACTACAAGCTGCATGGGGAACAACAGTCACAGCAGTATTCCTACAGACAAAGGGAACAGCAGTTTCAGCGACTAACCCTCTCTATACTGTTTCAATCCTTGTCAATAACACCACAGACATCAATGGTGCTGTAGGCGATATTGGCACACAGTCAATTACATTCACATGTAACTCAACAGTTGCAGTAGCAACTACAGGCACATTCTAAAAAACTAACAAAGGGGCAAACCATGGCAAAACTAAAGATAGTTCGTACGGATGGAAGCGTACTTGAAGGCGAGATCACCCCAGCGGTGGAGTACTCGTTTGAGCAGTACGCTAAAAAGGGCTTCCATAAGGCGTTTCGCGATGAAGAAAAGCAAAGCGATGTCTATTGGTTAGCATGGGAAGTAACACGCAGATCAGGTGAAACTGTTAAGCCTTTCGGTATTGAGTTTATCGAGACACTTAAGAGTGTCGAGGTTCTAGACTCAGACCCTTTAGCTTAAAGCGCGATCTTCCATTCACCTACCTAATCGCTAGGCTAAGCATTAGGTTGGGAATCGCGCCACAGCAATTGTTAGATCTAGACAAGGTCATGCTCGATGCATTAGTGCAAGGGCTTAAAGATGAAGCGAAAGAGGTGAGCGATGCCAACAGAGGTAGTAGGCGCGGTCGCTCTTAAGAAAGCCTTGAATACTTATGCACCTGATTTGGCAAAAGAATTGAACAAAGAGCTTGGGGCAGTTCTTAAGCCTATTGTTAATGAAGCTAGATCTTATGTGCCATTAGCATCGCCTATGTCTGGCTGGACTAAGCGAGAAACCTCTAAGGGTGCGCGCTTTCCTAAGTATGATGCTGCGGAGATCCGTAGAGGTATTATCTATAAAACATCAGCATCAAAACCTAATAAAGCAGGTTTTGTTAATGCAATACGCATACAGAATAAATCTATGCAAGGTGCAATTTTTGAGACTGCTGGTCGTAAGAATGGTCAAGGTCAGGATTGGGTCGGACCTAAAGCAGGTGGAGCGTCTAAAGGTGTTTCACGCTCTAACAATCCTTATGCAGGTAATCAGTTTATTTCTAACTTAGGTCAACTATATGGACCTAATCGCCGTGGGGATCATCGCATGATGGGTCGTTTAATCTTTAGAGCATGGGCTAAAACCCAAGGTCGCGCTAATGCCGCCGTGTTTAAATCTATTGAAAACACTACACAAAAGTTTAATCGTAGAACAGCCATCGTAGATGTAAGGAGAGCCGCATGAGTAATGTAGCCATTAACATTGCCGCAGAATTTACGGGTAAAAAGGCTTTCAAGCAAGCAGAAACTTCAACAGATAAACTTAATAAGAGTGTCAAAAAATTAGCAGGTGGCTTGCTTTTAGCATTCGGTACTAAACAAATCCTTGCATTCGGTAAAGCATCCGTTAAGGCATTCGCAGAAGATGACAAGGCAGCCAGAGCATTAGGTCAAACTCTTAAGAATTTAGGACTTGCTTACGGCTCAAATGCCAGCACAGTTAATGGCTTTATCTCTCGGCTCGAATTGCAGACAGGCGTGCTTGATGATGAGCTTCGTCCAGCCATGGATCGGTTGCTTCGTGCAACAGGTGATGTTACCAAGTCTCAAGAATTGCTCGGACTTGCATTAGACATTTCAGCAGGTACAGGTAAGAGCCTCACACAGGTTTCACAAAGCTTACAAAAAGCATACCTTGGACAAACTCAAGCACTTGGTCGCTTAGGCGTTGGACTATCAAGGGCAGAACTTACATCTTCATCATTTGAGGAAATCCAAGCACGCCTATCGACACTTTTTGCAGGTCAGGCAACAACAGCAGCAGATACCTATGCAGGTTCACTGGCTAAATTAACTGTTGCAGGAAATAACGCTAAAGAAACTATTGGCAAAGGTTTAGTAGATGCTTTTGTGACTGCATCTAACTCATCTTCAATCGATGACTTAATTGGTAAGATCGATCGAGCTGCCAACGCAATGGCTGGCTTTTTGCGCGAGACTGGAAAGTTTATCCAGATCACAAAAGACATTTTTAAGAATCCTAGTTTTTTTGCTCCATCTGGCGGTTTATTCGGTGATGGTAAAGGTTTCGGTAACATCTCAATGACTGTATCCTCACAGGATACTCAGCGAGCAGATGCAATTGCTAAAAAGAATGCTACGGCAATGGCAAAACTTACAGGCGTTCAAGCTGCTAATCAAGCCAAGATCCTAAAGGACAAACGACTTGCTACTGCAATTGACAAGGCTAACCTTGCTCTTAACAAGGGTAGCGAAGTCTTTGACATGGACAAGATCCAGATTGCAGCAGCCCTAACCTCTCAGGCTGAGCAATTAGGAAAGGCAACTACTGCATCACAGGTCTTGCAGATTGCTAACGATACCGCTCGCCTGAATGTCAAGCAGTCAATCCTTGCCCTTGAAGATGCTATTGCTGCTAAGGATGAAGCAGCCATTACTGCTGCAACCAAGAAACTTAATGAGGATCTAAAGGTCTTAGGGGTACTAGGTCAGCAAAATGTAAAACTCATGGACATTAAGTCCATTCTTGACACATTATTACCAAAGGATTTAATTAACCTACAAAATCTTAAAGACGCTATTGCATTACTAGGACAGATCAAGATCCCTAGCATGACTGCATCTGTTGCACCTTCTAACGCATCAGTAGCCAAAGCATTGGAAAGTTTTAAGGGAACAGCAGCTAGTGCTTTTGAGTCATTGACCGCTGCACAACAAGCTACGCTAGGGGGATATGAACCTTTTGTAGGTGCAAAAATTCCTACAACTGTGACTGACTCTGGCGGTTCTGGCGTGGGCTTAGGCTCTAACGGCACAGGGCGACAAGTGCCAGCAGGTGTGAACATTACTGTGAACACAGGCATTGGAGACCCTAACGCCATCGCAGAAGCCATTGACCAAGTCCTTACAGATGCAGCAACACGCGGCACATTGAGAGGCTACACAATCGCATGACATGGCTTCCAGAATGGCGAGTAACAGTAGGTGATGATGTCTATACGACTGTTACTTCTGTTTCTTTTGCATCTGGTCGCTTAGACATTGATAGGCAATGCACAGCAGGTTACTGCCGAGTAGAGATTATCAATACGACCAATGCACCTTTCACCATCGATGTCACAGAGCCAATAACTCTAGAGCTTAAGAATGGCTCTGGCACTTATGTGACTGTATTCGGTGGCGAGGTCTCAGACTTTAACATCGGAGTGCGTAGCCCAGAGGAAAGCGGCTACATCACCACAGGCACGATTTTAGGCATTGGATCACTTGCTAAACTGGTAAAGGCTGTTTATAACACAGCCCTTGTTGAGGAATTAGACGGCGAACAGATCGCAGACATTCTAGGCGCAGCTCTTAACTTATCTTGGGCAGAGGTCACTCCAACTGTCACATGGGATACATATCCAGCAACTACGACATGGGATGAGGCTGAGTCCTACATAGGCACTATTGACACAGGCTTCTACACAATGATTGCTTTGGCTGCTAACGCAACTGCTAAGTCTCAGACCCTTGCTGATCAGATTGCCAATAGCGCACTTGGTCAGATACATGAGGAAAAGGACGGGAATGTCTCATATGACGATGCCGATCACCGATCTAACTATCTCGCAGCAAATGGCTTTACTAACATCGATGGCGCGTATGCAACACCTACCTCTATCAGCTCAACAACTCAAACTGCTCGCTTGCGTAACAGCCTTATCTATCGCTACGCCACAGGATACGGCAGCACCTACAGTATCTCTGACGCGGACTCTATAGCCTCTTACGGACTCTTTGAGCGTTCATTCGACTCTAACATTAAGAACCTTGCAGACATCACGGATATCGCCTCTAGAGAGCTTAAACTGCGCGCTAACCCTAGAGCATCTTTGGGAGCAATTACCTTTCGCCTAGACAATCCAGACATCCCGACTGCGATGCTTGACAGCCTTATCGGAGTCTTTTTTGGTCAGCCTATGCTGATTAATAACTTGCCAAGCAACTTGCTTGATGGTCAGTTTGATGGCTTTGTCGAGAATGTGGCACTTAGGGCAACACCTAGTTTTACTGAAATGACACTCTACATTTCAGCAACAGACTTTTCACTATCTACAACCCAATGGGAAACAGTATTGCCAGCCTCACTAGCTTGGACTGGCGTAAATGCTATACTAACTTGGACTAACGCGACTGGAGTATTAACCTAATGGCATCTACAACGAATTATTCGTGGAGCACCCCTGATAACAGCGGTCTTGTAAAAAATGGAGCGCAGGACATCCGCACTCTGGGGTCTGCTGTTGATACATCGCTTTGGAATGTCGGCTTTGGTCAAGCGGGCAAGAATAAAATTATCAATGGTGATTTTAGAATAAATCAACGCTCTTTTAGCAGTTCCACATCTGGAACGGGTGCTATTTATAATTTTGATCGCTGGATGCAGATTGGTTCAGGCGGTACAACTACTTGGTCGGCACAAACTTTCACTCTTGGAGCAGCACCTGTTGCAGGTTATGAAGGAACTAACTTTTTACAAATTGCTTCAACTGGTCAATCAGCAGCAGGTGACAATAGCCGCATAACTCAAAAGATTGAAAGTGTTCGCACATTTGCTGGACAAACAGTAACAGTTTCTTTCTGGGCTAAAGCTACAAGTGGAACACCATCTCTAGCTGCTTATTTTTACCAAGATTTTGGAACAGGTGGATCACCAAGTTCCGGCTTAGCTATTAACGGAAATAAAGTCACGCTTTCTACATCATGGGCGCGTTATTCGGTGACTATTGCTATTCCATCTATAAGTGGCAAAACATTGGGAACTAACAACAATGACTCTTTATGGTTGGTAATGGTAACATCTGGTGGCACAGATTTTAATACAGTTACAAATTCAATCGGTATCCAAACAACTACGATCCAAATGTGGGGCATGCAGGTTGAATACGGCGCAGTAGCAACGCCATTCCAAACCGCCACAGGAACAATCCAAGGAGAACTTTCCGCGGCGCAACGATATTACTGGCGATTTGGTGGAGATGCCGTTTATCAAAACTATTCAATGGGATTATTTGGTTCAACTACTACTGGTTACGCGACCGTAGTTCATCCAGTCCCTATGCGAGTCGCCCCAACAGTAATAGATTTTTCTACTTTGGCTTGTTATGATGGTTCAGGCAATTTTGCTGTTTCTAATGTTACTTTTAATAATGCTGGAAAAAATGCTTCATCATTGAGTTGCACCGTTTCGGGGGCAACACAATCTCGACCATTTGCTTTGACATCTAACAATTCAACATCGGCTTACCTCGGATTAAGTGCGGAGTTATAAAAATGGACAATGTAACATTTATTAAAATTGCAGGCATTGACGGCGTAGAAGTAGAACACGCAATCATTGACCGAGGCAACGAAGAATTTACTTCAATGCTTAAGTCAGAATACGACAAGCAACAAGCGGAACAATCCACACCGATTGTCACAGATGAAACCTCAACTAAGTAAGGCTGCTAAACAGCTTCGGGAACAGTTCGATGACACCTTCCCAGATAGAGATCGGCTTTCGGATGGGTGGATCGGTGATACCCGACACTCTGCTCGCAAGTCTGATCATAATCCAGATGAGCAAGGGTGGGTTCGTGCCATTGACATCGACCGCGACTTACACAAAGGCGGGAAGCCAGACCTTATGCCAGACATTGTCGATCAGGTTCGTCTCGCTTGCAAGTCTAAGTCAGAGAAGCGAATCAGTTACATCATATTTGATGGGCGTATTTGCTCCAGCATCCTTAACTGGAAATGGCGCAAGTACACAGGATCTAACAAACACATCAAACACGCGCATTTCAGCTTTAAGAAAGAAGCTGACGATGCTGGGGCTTTTTTTCAAGTACCTATGTTAGGAGCAAAAGAATGAATGAACTAAAGACAGCAGCAGGATCTTGGGCTAGAGCCTTCTTAGTAGCAGCAATCTCGATGTATGCAGCAGGGGTCACAGATCCACAGGCACTCATCGCAGCTGGTATTGCATCGATCCTTCCACCTGTACTGCGCTACCTTTCACCTAATGATCCTTCTATGGGCATTAAGAAGTGACACAGTCAGACTTCTTTACGCTTTACTTAGCCACTATCGCAGCACTCGGCGGTTTGTCTGGCTATGTAATCACACACCTGTTGTCTGAAATTAAAAGACTCAACTCGCGTGTGGATGAGATCTATAACATCTTGCTTGACAGGTAACATAGTGCTATGGCAAGAAAAGCAACTAAAGCTCTAGAGGAACAAGGTTACTCAAAGCTCGATGCTTACTGCATTGGGCTTTATGAATACTTCTGTTCTCTTAAGCGTGCAGGTTTTGCAGAAGATGTTGCCATGTTCATGATTACAGAGCCACAGGCATATCCGCATTGGATCTTGCCCGATGGGATACCGCCAGAGAAGTTAGGCGATTACATAGATGAGGATGACGATTAAGCGAATCGTAGTCGTGTCAGATCTTCAAGTACCATATGAAGATAAGGTAGCAACTCGTAATCTTGCTAGTTTCATCAAGAAGTTTAAGCCTGACCAAGTAGTCACCATTGGCGATGAGATTGACCTACCCCAGATAAGCAAGTGGGAAGAAGGGCGCATGGGCTCATATGCTCAGACCCTAGATGATGACCGCAATCAAGCTGTGGACTTGCTCTGGGAGTTAGGCGTAACAGATTGCATCCGTAGCAATCACACAGATCGCCTGTATAACATCATCATGGCTAAAGTGCCAGCATTCGGGGCATTGCCAGAGCTGCGCTTTGAGAAGTTTATGCGCTTCGATGAGTTAGGTATAACCTTCCATAAGAACCCAATGCCTATTGCACCTAACTGGATTGCAGTCCATGGAGACCACACACCCATCAAGCCACAGGGGGGCTTATCAGCCCTAGAAGCGGCTCGTAGGCATGGAAAGAATGTCATCTCAGGTCATACCCACAGAGCAGGGCGTTCAGCCTTCTCAGAGGCTTCTGGGGGGCGTATAGGGCGTGTCCTACATGGTGTCGAGGTAGGCAATCTTATGGACTTTAAGCAAGCTGCTTACACTAAGGGTGTGGCTAACTGGCAACAGGCATTTGCCATCATCTATGTCAATAAGGCTAAGGTGCAGGTCGATCTAATTAACATCGAGAAGGATGGCACATTCATTGTGGCCGGAAAGTCATACGGCAGACCACGCTAGCCCCTGGTTTTTTCGTTATCTAATCGTTACACAAATAAGCGCATTTTTGTCGTGTCGATGTGTCACACTAATCCTGTAAGCGATCAAGGGCATCGCTACGGATAGGAAAGTAAATGCAAACTATGGAAAGAATTGAAATAGTTTATTGCGATCTATGCGACAAAGCTACTTACATTTCAGCAATGATGTATCACGCACAGAATCCATGCAGTAATTATCGAGCAGGGTATGACTGCATGTGCCTAGAATCAGATGATTGGCAATGCCGATGCGAGGTGTCAGCATGAGCTT